CAATTAAAGACCTGCTAGACATGAGTCACGATATGTTTAAACATATTGTTGCACTCAATACCTACACCGAACCTTTCCTTAGTATGCGGACAAACGACCAAAGAGCTATTATCGAACAGCTTCTTGGCATTACAATACTAAGTGAAAAAGCAGCATTACTCAAAGATTCAGTTAAACTTACCAAAGATACCATTACAGAAGAAACTTTAAAGATTGAAGCTATACAAAAAGCAAACGAAGGTATCCAAAGTACTATTACTAACCTTGAAAAAACACAAAGAGCCTGGAAAGCCAAGCAACGTACCGATATTGACAAGCTAACAAGTGCAATTGAACAACTTGAAAAGTTAGATATCGATAAAGAATTAGATTCACACGACAAATTAGCAAACTGGACCAAGCATAACAATGCTATTTCGTCACTAAAGAAAGAATTAGCTACATTAGAACCTGCATTGGTACGTGCTGATAAGAGTGTTAGCAAATTAAACAAGGATATTGTTGAATTAAAGGATGCAACGTGCTATACTTGCGGACAAGAGCTTCATGCAGACAAAAAAGCTGAAATTGAGTCAAAGAAAGCAAAAGAACTTGAAGATGCAATAGCGTATCAAAAAGAAATTACTCGAAAAGTAACAGATGTTACTGTTGAACTAGATACAATTGGTGATATTAACGGTAAGCCTACTACATTCTACGAAGCTGCTAAAGAAGCATACGAACATAGAAACAACGTAGATAACTTAAAGCAAACACTGCTAAGTAAAGAGCAAGAGGCAGACCCATATCAGGCACAAATTAACGATTTAACAAACACAGCACTACAAGATATCAACTGGTCAACAGTTAACGAACTTACTAATGTAAAAGAACACCAAGACTTCTTGCTAAAGCTATTAACCAACAAAGATAGCTTCATTAGAAAGAAAATTATTGATCAGAACCTAGCATATCTTAACAATAGGCTAACATATTACTTAGATAAACTTGGTTTACCACATCAAGTGGTATTCTTAAACGACTTAGCAGTTGAAATTACACAGCTAGGACAAGATCTTGACTTTGATAACCTGTCACGTGGCGAACGTAATAGGTTAATTCTTGGTCTTTCGTTTGCATTCCGTGATGTTTGGGAGAGTTTGTATCAAAGTATTAACTTACTGTTCATTGATGAGCTTATTGATAGCGGAATGGACACAGCAGGCGTAGAAAACAGTATAGGCGTACTTAAAAAGATGACTAGAGAGCGTAATAAGAATATTTTCCTTATCTCACATAAGGATGAACTAGTTGGCAGGGTCAACAATGTTCTAAGAGTGGTAAAGGAAAATGGGTTCACTAGTTATGCAACAGACATTGACATTGTAGAATGAGCGAATTAGACACACATGACAAAATAGTGTTAGCAGTACTTGAATATTTTGAACTAAACGAAATATTCAACCACAGGCCTGCAGAACTAAAGCGTAGGAAGGTACGTAAAAAGCTATCTGCACTACGTGATTTATGTACTGTAAGACGAGAAGAAATACTACAAGAGCATGTTAGGCATGTAAAAGACGGCAGAGCAAAAAATAATCCAAAAAAGGCACGTGAGGCACTGAAGAAGAAGTAACTACAGTATGAATTGGACATACAAAGGTGAAGAAATAACTGAAATACCAGATGAGTACGAAGGATTTGTTTATCTTATTACCAATTTAACTAACAATCAAAAATACATAGGCAAAAAACTAGCAAAGTTTAAAACTACCAAGCCACCACTTAAAGGCAAAAAGAATAAACGTAGAGGCTACAAAGAAAGTGACTGGAAAACCTATTGGGGATCCAGTGATAGGCTTAATGCAGACGTAGCCGCACTAGGCGAAGACAAGTTTACAAGAGAAATACTATACCTATGTAAAGGTAGGGGCGAAATGTCCTACATAGAGGCACGAGAGCAGTTTGACAGGCGAGTACTTGAAACAGATGATTACTACAACGGTATCATTAATGTTAGAGTGGGCGGATCAGACAAACTAAAACAGGCATTGCTAGAACATCACATACAGGCAAAACATTCCAACACATAAGGTTGGCGGGCCAGAATAAAAATACCGCTGTGGAAAAAGCTCTCGTATAGAAGCACACGTACATATTGATTGACACACCAGAGTGTGGAAGCCACCAAACAAATTGGGCTCACTAGTTGATATAGATTGCATGTTGGCAGTCAAAAAACACAAACACAGTACATAAAAACTCTTTAGCAATAGGAACGAAGCAAGAGGTAGCGTAAGCGATGTCGACGTAGGTTGGGAAAGGTCAGAGCCCATTGTACTTTGTGTATAAACAATTACCTACTTCCAAGTTCTCGGCTGGATAAGACTCACATGAAGTTTTTTTTGAGAAAGATGGGACCGTAACAGGTTCCGTCTGACTGAAACGATCTACATGAAACTTAAACATATCACTTACGTGATATGCTATTATAAATATTATAAATAATAAAAATGTGTAGAGCGATAGCGATACACAGATGAACGTTAGTTCATCTTGATAATTGAAAGTTATTATGTCATCACCTTTGCTAAGAGCTCTTGTTAAAAAATCAAATGATCTACATAGTTGTTGGAAAACTGGAAACAGTGGACAGTGTCAAAAGTGTGAGCGTAATCAAGATAATAGTGATGGTTATCAGTTAACAGACTTTGACCATGAAGACTTAAAACTACTTGAAGAGATGATTGTAGATTATGAATATAATCAAATATCTCACCCAAAAAAAGTTACTGCTATCTACAACGGAGAATTTACACTTCCGGTTGGAGCAAAATCGTCTGATACAACTCGACAACCAAGAATTGTTTGGGTGCTAGATCGAACTATTGGTAATGCAATTATATCTGGCAAAGTTATACAGGCAGCAAACACTTTAGGATGGGCAAGCACTTGTGAATCAAAAGATGATAAAATATTAATTGGTCTTGGATTTCGCGATAGAGGCGGTTCAGAAGCCTATGACGAAGCATTTGTCAAACAGATATACAAGTAATTGTATAAATAATAGTAACACAAACAAGGATGTACTACGATGAACGTATTTCAAATTATTGCTGAAGATCAAGAACTAGATGAAGTGATTCCATTTACTAAAAAAGCTAAGATGATGAAAAAAGCTGGTAAAGCAGCCAAAGGTGCTACCAAAGACGAAGCACGTCAGCTAGAAGTTGAACTACTTACATATTTAAAAACATCTGGACAGACAGCAACAGCTGATGCTGTTTTGAAATACTTTGATCAAAAAGGTTATGGCAATGTTGCAGCGCCAATTATTGCTAATCTAAAAACCAAAGGAAATAAAAAAGCTGATCGTCAAACAGCAAAAGCTGACAAGCGTCAAGCCAAAGCAGATGCTAAAGCAGCAGCACAAGCCGATGCAGAAAAGGCAGCAGGTTTAGAAAAACAACGTCAAGGTATGGCAGCAATGTCAAGTATGTACAGTGAAGCAGAAGGCCAAGATGTATTAACTAAACGTGAAGTGCGTGGTATTATCAAACAGGTTGTACAAAAAGGTTATGGCGGAGCAGCAGGATTTGGTAAAGGAAAGTTTGCAGCACCTGATCCAAAATTTAAGTCAGCAAATGCTAAAATTGATCCAGCAATCCAAAAAGCTTCTGACATGTTGAAAAAAGCAGGATACACAGTAACTAAAACTTAAAAGTAAGGCTGTCCAGTTTTTTGAGCAGTCTCTAGATTTTCTGTGGCTAGTTTAGATATAACTTCTTTATCATCTGGCGAAAGCATATATGCATCATCATAAGATAGAGATCCTCGCATGTGCCAGCATATTTTTGCCATATCGTATCTAATTTGTTTTACTTCGTCTTCAAGGACCTTAACTTCTTTAAGAATGTCTTCAACTGAAAGTGCTAAGATCCTGATGCGAAAAAATTTGAAGCATCAAAGTTGATTGGTATTTCCATAGTATCTGGAGCACCGTCAGCTCTGTCCTCTTCGCTAGTTACAATTTTTCTTGGCTTAACTGTAAACTTTTTTCTTTGTTCATCAACATGATCGAGAATTGATTTATATACATCAACTGGAGCATTTTCTAAAAAGTCAGCTAAGTGTCTTGTATCAGTAACAGTATTTCCGTCAACTGTAATTGACTTTACACTATTAAATACATTGGCAATATTGATATCAGTTAAACGCTGAAACGTTTCGTTGAACTTTTGAATCTTTTCGCCTTCGCTCATATCGTCGTCGTTAACAATTTTAAGAATACGTTGTTCCTCAAATGTTTTAAGAGCAACATCAGTAAACTGTTTGTACGTCATTGGAGCAGTTTCAATTGTAAATTCATTATGTGTAAA